AGTCGTCACAGGTGTATCCAATACTGCATCAAATCTTTGGAATGGTGCAAAGAACCTTGGTGGAAATGTAGTGAATGGGGTACAAAACTTAGGTTCGAATATTGTCAATAGTGATTTAGGTCAATCTGTTATAGGTGGTTTCAATTCAGCAAAAAATGCTGTAGCCGATGTATTTAGTAAAATCGGTAGTTCGATGTCCAAGCTTGGGTCAAATGGACTTGAAGCCGCTAAGGGAATGCTATCTGGATGGCAACAAATCGCAGCTAATTTCTATAATGAAGAAAATAGTTTCGTGGACTTCTTTAAAGCAGACGTAAATCCGCTTAGTGAAGATAATATCTTCCATGGTCCAGTAGGTGCGTTGCTTAATGTATCTAAGGTATATCTATTCCCGAAATTATTGATAGCTGGTATCTTCAAAAAGATTGGTACTGCTGTTGGACAATTTGTCTCCAATCTTGTATCAGGAATCCAGACTGCCGCATCCGACGTAGGTACAAACGTATCAACAATTGGATCGATGGCGGTACGCGGTGATCTTCAGGGCATTAGTAGCTTTGAAATGGCTGTATCTGAAGATAATCCAATAGGTGGATTCTTACAAGGTGCCACCGGAGTCGTTAAGTTCTTGGCAAGTGGTATCGCTCACGTTACCAATCTTGGACGTGCGGTTGGAGAATTTATAGGAAAAGCTATTAATAATATTAAACTAAATGCTTCTGATGTTTCGACAAACGTGTCTACTCTTTGGGGTATGGCTCTGAGAGGAGATATTGATAGTATTACAAATTATGAAACTCAAATTTCTGAAGACAATCCTATTGGTGGATTTGTAACTGGTGCAACCGGTGTTGCCAAATTTATTGCCACTGGTATTGGTCACGTAACTAACATTGGACGGAGTATAGCGAATGGAGTTAGAAATGCCATTGAAGGTATTAAAACTGCTACTTCTGATGTAGGTACAAACGTAGCCAACCTTTGGTCAATGGCTGTTTCTGGAAATATTGAGGGAATTAATAGTTATGCTACTCAAATCTCTGAGAATAACCCAGTTGGTGGTTTCATAGAAGGAGCTACCGGTGTTGCTAAATTTATCGCAACTGGAATAGGGCATGTTACAAACATTGGACGAAGTATTGCTGACTCTGTAAGAAATGCAATCGGTGCCGCTGTAATGTCTGGTTCAGATATTGGAAGTAATATAGCCAATCTCTGGACGTTAGCTGTACAGGGTGATACTGAAGGGATTGATTCCTATGAAGCTCAAATTTCCGAAGACAATCCTATTGGTGGATTTGTAACTGGTGCAACCGGTGTTGCCAAATTTATTATGGGCGGTGTCGGTACTGTATCCAGAGTCGGAAGAAATATTGCTGATGGAATTAAGAATGCTGTCGATACAGCAATTGACGCTGGTAAACAGGTTGCATCTGGTTCTGTGGAATTAGGTAAACTTGCTTTAACCGGTGATGTATCTGCTTTCAAATCGTATACTGTTGATGAAGAAGGTAATCCAGTTGGTGGGTTTGCGAATGCAGTTCTTGGAGTTGAGAAGGTTCTTCTTAGTCCTCTTGCTAATACGGTTGCTACTGGGAAAAGTGTTGTTAGTTTTGTAAAGACTGCTGTAACAACAGTTGGTGACTATGGAAGTAAATCACTTGACTTTGTTAAGAAGTTAAATGCTTATACTGATCCGGATAAATCCATGGATGCATTTAACCGTGAGACAATGGCTCAGAATGATGATGATGTAGTAGGCACTGTGTTATCTGCTATTATCAGAAAAGTTATGGGTATCTATGTCGGTATTGTACGGTCGATTAAGGGTGCGTTTAAATGGGTTGAAGATATCGGTGAAAACATCTCAGAAGCTGCAACTGGAATTGCAGATAAAGCATCTGATGCTGCGTCTTCAGCAGTTGATGGCTTAAAGAGTGCCGGTAGTTGGATTAGTAACGGTATCAATAATATTGGTACCTCTATCATGAATTTGGGTCGTGGGGGTAGCGATAACGGAGTTCGTCCTCTGTACCGTGTAACGGGCGGATTTGGTGAAGGACCAGATACCCTGAACGGAATGCCTTACTATTCACAGAATGACCCGAAATATAAGAATAAACCTTATCACTTAGCTGGTGGTAATGGTGGTGATACAATAGGTGATGCTGGATGCGGACCCACTGCTATGGCAATGGTTGCATCTAAAGTCACAGGTAAGGATTATAATCCTGCCATTATGTCGCAGATGGCTGAAAAGGGTGGCTATGCTACTCAGGTTGGTACAACACCGGGTTACTTTGGTGCTGCTGGTAGTGCTTTGGGTATTCCTACAGCACAGGTACAACCTTCAGCTAATAATTTGGTAAATTCACTTGCAAACGGTAATCCTGTCATTTTACAGGGTGCAAGCGGTGGATTTGGAAATGGTCCGTATACGCCAGAGGGACATTATGTAACTGCGACTGGAATTGATAGAAACAATAACGTCTTGATCAATGACCCGAGAGGTCGCCAGTATTCTGGTGCATATCGTATGTCGGATGTACTTAGTGATTCGACAGGAATGTGGTCATTTGGTGGACGAGGTGGTTTTGGAATAAGACCGCTTAATAAGATTAGATCCATCTTTAGAGGTGGATTTGGACCGGGTGAAGAAAAGAGTGATGGAACCGCTGTTGCATCAGCAAATATCGGTAATTCGTTTACTCCAGAGGATGTTATCAATATAGCTAAGAATGAAATTGGTTATGAAGAGAAGGCATCTAATTCAAACCTGCAAGACCCTCATGGGAATAAGGGTAGTGCCAACTATACAAAGTACGAACAAGAAATATTCGGACTTAATGGTAATTATTGGTGTGCTTCGTTTGTATGCTGGTGCTTCGTACAAGCTGCGAACGGGGATAAAACTAAAGCTGGTAATGCTATTGCTAAGTTGTCAAGAGCTTGCGAAGAAATTCGTGCAGCGATGGCAGCTAAGGGTATGTACGATAAGACAGCTAAACCTGGAGACTTGATTTTCTTCCAGACAAAAGCACCAGGAGTTGCTAATCATATTGGTATCGTTATTGCTGTACAGGGTAATAGTGTCGTTACTGTTGAAGGTAATACGTCAAGTCATGAGTTTAATGCAAACGGTGGATGTGTTGCTTCTCATACATATGATATCAATTATCCTAAAATTCTTGGGTTTGGTCATCCGGCTTATGATGGACACTCAAACTTCAAAGGTATTACAATGTCTGGTTCTTCTGATTCCAGTGCTTCAACTGGGTCAGGTGTAGAATCCGGAGCAACATCTGTAACTGGAACTTCATCAGGGTCCTCTACAGGATTTAGTAGTTTCTCTGAACTGTTCAGTGGTTTAGTTGATGCTGTTACAAAGCCTATCATGGGAGTATTTGGACTTAACACAGATAGTGGTTCAACGGCTTCTTCTGATGGTGGTAGTGTTGGTTCAACCCCGACTGGTACAGTTGGTCAGAGCAGTACATTGACTGGTGGTAGTACAACTGCGTCAGGTGTTACGCTTAGTGGTTCTAATGAAAAAGAACAGATTTGGAATTATCTTACAACAAAGCAAAACTTGAACCCTATTGGTGCGGCTGGGTTAATGGGTGCTTGGCAAGCTGAGTCAAGTAACTCACCTAAGCGAATGGAGGGTGATTATTTATCTGATTTCCCGGGTTACGATCAGTTGTATAGTAATCAGGGTGCGATGGATAGTTGGACTCAGAAACTATTTGCTAAATATGCTGCTAAAGGTCTCAAGATTAATCAGGGTGCTTATAAAGGAACAGATGGTCACTATTATCCTGGTCTTGGTTTGGCACAGTTTACAGGTCCTCGTGGTCAGAGACTGAAAGAATTTGGTGGTTCTGATTGGGATAAGTTGAGTACTCAGCTTGAGTATGCAATGAATGGACAGGGTGAATTTAATGCCAGAGCTGGACTTAGAGATAAATTGAATAATTCAGCTTCTCCTGAAGATGCTGCTACAATGGCTCTCGATTACTATGAGAATAGTGACGGTAATTATCATAATAAGAAACCTGATTACAATTCACAGCGTCGTGGATTTGCTCGTGAAATCTACAACATGTACAAAGACATGAAACCTACTGAGGTATCAACAGAATCTCGTGATGATAAGAAAGCTGAGCTTAATGAAAAACGTCAAGAGAGTTTAACTGGTGGTAAAGGTGGTTTCGGATTAGGACGACCTCTTTATAGAGGTGGAAAGGGTGGTATTAATACACCTTATACAAATGAAGGTCATTATGTGACCGCAACAGGAATTGACAAACAGGGTAACGTCATCATTAATGATCCGAGAGGTAAAGAGTACTCTGGTGCTTATCGAATGAGTGATCTTATGAAAGGTACAACCGGAATGTGGTCATTCGGTGCTGGTGGATTTGGTGCAGATGAAACTGAAGATGTTATCTCTCGTCAAATGAAGACACAAACCCGAGTAGCTGAAGGTAAGAACACCGTTGGGCAGAATAGTATTACCGATGGTACGAAAGTAAATACTGATGGTGATACGAGTGATGATTACCAGAAATGGATATCAACCGTGAAAGCTGTTAAAGAGGCAATTGCCGCACAGCATCCGGGTTATTCACAGTCCAGAACGATAAGTATTACAATCGGCGGAAAGACACTTAATGTTAGAACGGATTGCTCTGGTTATGTCGGAGCATGTTTGAAATATTTTGGTGTATTGAGTGATGGTGCCAATATTACGTCGTCAAATGTTGCAAATGCATCAGACGGAACGATGAAAGGCACTGGGTTTACACCAGCCGCATGGCCAGGATGGGAAAACCTTAAAGAAGGCGACATTCTCGGTACAGGTGGACACACCGAAATATTCGCATACAATCAGGATGGTGCTCATTATGTCTATAACTGTGGTAGTGATTCTTCTACCAACAGTCCGACTCCTACAAGGACTGGGCACGATGCTTATACAACAATTTGGCGTTGTGGTAGTGCTGGTGCAAATGCTCTCAGTTCGTTTGGTTCTGATGGAGCTAATTCATCATCTGAATCAGGAGGTTCCTCATTCGGTGCAACATCAGTATCGTCATCGACTGGTGGTGAATCGTTAAGTTCTCTTCTGATGGGATTAGCTAATGCAGTTCAAGAGGGTGTTAATAACTACTTTGGATTATCATCTCCAAGTTCTGATAGTAGTGGGGGTGTATCATCTGAAGGTGGTGCTACTACAGGAGTATCTACGACAGGTGGAACATCTTCTGCTGATAACCTAAGCGGTTCTGATACTGCTCAGAAGGTATGGAATTACTTCACTGGAGCTGGTTATTCAAAAGCTGCTACGGCAGGTATACTGGGTAATATGCAACAAGAGTCTGGAGTGAATCCTGCATCCATTCAGGGTAATGGTAAAGGACCTGCCGCTGGTATTGTTCAGTGGGAGAACTATAACACAAAGAGTGGTCGTTGGAAGAATATGGCTGATTATGCTGCCGCTAAGGGTAAAGACTGGACAGATCTTGGTTCTCAGCTTGAGTTTATTGACAAAGAGAATAAAGATCCGGGAAGTGTGTTCTGGAATGGCTCTAAGGGTATAGCAAGTGCCGGGACAACAGTTACAACATTTGATGCTTGGAAAAATTCTTCCGATGTTGATGCGGCTACAAGACAGTTTGAAGGTGCGTTTGAACGTGCTGGAAAACCTGCGATGGAGAATCGTATTGCTGCTGCTAATAAATTCTATCAGATGTATGCATCTGGTACAGGTGGAGACAGTGGTAACACAGGAGTATCTACGACAGGTGGACAATTTACAACATCGCAACAAGCGGTGGATGCTTATCATGAAGCGTATTATGGTGGTGCACCTAAGGAACAAGTTGATGCTTTAAGAGCACAAGCTGAATCCTTAGCAGCCGCTGGTAAAGGTGGATTTGGTGGTGGACATCCGATTAAATCTGGTGTCAACGTAACGAATTTACCAAAGCGAGTGACCTCTAATATACGTACAATAAACGACATGAGACCGAAGGGTGGATTTGGTATATCCAGTAATGCTTTCTCGGCTCAAGATGGATTATCCGCTGATACAATAGCTATGATTCAAAGTAACAATGTTGGACGTAGTACGATGGGTTCAGTTCAAAATATGGATTCGTCACAATTACTTAAAATGGCGGTTGATTATCTGTCGCAAATCGTTAGTGGTGTTGGTGTTACTAATACTGAACTTAGCGAACTTAACGATAAAGATTTCAGTGGTGGCACTATTAACCAAACAAACAACACGAATAACATCGTGGACAACTCAATGAAAGAACTTCACGCAGATAGGCAGAGTAACGATCAGAAAATTGCAGACCGTAGTGAGTATGCAATGGCGAAGAGAGTTGCAAGTGGCTTATTGAACTAATTGAGTTAGAATACAATAGACAGAGTGTCAAGGGTTATTATACTCTTGACACTCTGATTTTTATAAGAAAGGAGATATTTACAATGGCGAAGACAAAAAAATCTAAAAAGTCTAATACAGCAGAAGAAACGTTTATTGGTTCTGGCGATATGAACATAGGAACCACTTATATGACTAATCCCAACGATAGACGTTTAAAAAGAGCAATAAATAATTCAATGAGACTATTTGGTGTACCTCATCAATTTACAGAAATAAATGACCCTCGTATTCCTTTAGGAGACGATGAGGGTAACGTGTCTGGACTTGGAAGGTGCTTTGCTGAACATATTCTGTTGGAAGCACCTATTGTTTGTTTTCAACCAGGTGTTCCGGATTTTTTACCAGGAATGAGTGACGCTGATAAAAAATCATTCTTTGGTGCGATTGTAGATGCTGCTAATGATTCTGGTAATGATGCTGTCAAAAAAGTATTTCAAAATTTGTCGGCAAATAAATCTGATGACGTATTAAAGTACTATCAGCATAAAGGACAATACAACGAATATATGGCCAAGGTTAATGTATTATGCAAACTGATGGCTGTTTTTCTTGGTATTTCCGATAAGAAAGTTCCTTGGGCTGGTGGTTTAGCAACGTTTGGGACGTATGATTGGAGATATTATACACTCAAGGATCAATTTGACGATGTGAATTTTAAACTGAAAAGTAACGTTAAACAATCTAATGGTGTTTTTATAAAATTTAAGGATGCTTTTTCAAACGCAGCTAAAGAAATTATGAATGATACTAAATGGGTGCGTTTTTATGTAGATAGCAGTAGTTCATATAGTGAGTCAAACAGTAACTCAACGACTCAATCTATTTTGGAATCTTATACTGAAAAATTAGAGGGGATTGCAAAGGAACTTGATGTTATATCTGGTATATCTGGAGTAGATATGAAAGACCTTGGCGAGAGCGTTGGTTCATCAGTTGATAATTTTATTCAGAGTCATGCAAATGGAAATGGACCGATTGCAACTATGTTAAGTCGTATTTCTGGTGCAACAAAGCAAATTCTTGCCGGTGGTAACTTTTTGATTCCAGAGATTTGGTCTCAATCTGAATATAGTAAGAATTATAACTTCTCGATTACGTTATCAACCCCATACGGGTGTACTGAATCGTGGTATTTAAACATTGGGGTACCCCTTATGCATATACTTGGAATGGCTTTACCTCAGCAGTTATCTGCTAATACATATAAATCGCCCCATCTTGTTAAGTGTTTTAGTCCGGGTTGGTTTAACTGCGACTTAGGTATCATTGATAGTATTATTATAGATAAGGGTGCAGACAGTTCTTGGAATGTAGGTGGGCTTCCTAATGAGGTAAAAGTATCTCTTTCGGTTAGAGATCTTTACTCTACATTATCAATACCTTATGAACCTTACAGTAAACCTGAAGTTTTTCTTAGTAGCGGAATGCTGGAGTATTTGATGGTGAACTGCGGTGTAGATATTACTCAACAAGATATTGGAAATCGAATTAAAATTTGGGCAACAATTGTTGGAAACAATTTTACGGATAGATTTACTGCAATTCCAAAAGAAATACAAGATAAATTCAAATCCCAATTTCAACATATGTTCAATATCCTTGGTTAATAAATAATTAGATAATCTAATGGGAGGCGGTGTAATGGATATAGACACTATACCAGTGAAACGATTAACACCCGAGCAAACCGAGTGTTTAAAAAACTACAATAAAATATTTGATACAGTAATTAATTACCTTGGTGACGAAAGGTTGTTATCATCCTGCAATTCAGAGTATTTTGTAGGTGATAAAGATATCATTGTCACTGATGGTATGGTGTGCTACTACGGCGAAAAGGTCTGGATAGAAAAGGGTGAACGAGAAGAGGAATGCATTATTTATCGTGCGGTAGTTCGTGGTGCGACATATGTCATAACCATAGAGTACGTTGACCCTGAACAGATGGATTATTCGCTGTATATTGAGGACGACTTTATTGTAAGTAAATATGGTGAAGTCGTAAATCGGTTACAGAATGCGATAGGTCATCTTGCCGAGATGAAATGGTTCCAGAATGAAAAGCGAGGAACTGTTATTCCTAAAGAATATGTCATTGATGAAATTAGATATATTGGAGATTAAAGGAGGTGAAATAGATGAACGAAAACAATAATTTGTTGGTGAAACAATGTATGGAAGAAAAATTGATATTTTATCCAACACCACCAAGGGATTCAAACATAAATGAAATTACAATTGAATTTGCGATAAGACCACATCATTCACCTACTGTTGATGCGTTAGCTACAGCATTAAAAACTCGCTTAGTAGGAGGAATGACGGATGGCTAAAGGAAACAGTATACAGGCAGCCTTGGAATACCATGAAAAATATGGCTCTATTCCAAAAGATTATATGGAGCGATTATCATGGCTATATCAGGAGGTGGGATTTAGAGAATCTCACCTCACTGATTTATTAGAAAAAATAGATGAACTTTCCAATGTACAATGGAATGAAGTTCATTATATTTTTTACATGACACCAAGACCTACACCGCGACCCAAATTATCAAGAAATACCTTTGTCTTTTATGTCAGTGGTGCTAAGATGAATAAACAGATATTTGAGAACTTCGTAGAACAACATTCCGAAATGGAAGTAGTTATATCTACACCATGTTCATTCTCCACTAATGTTTATATTGAAACACCAAAAGGAATGTCCATAGAGGAAAAGGTTGCAGCGGAACTTGAAGTCGTTCATAATATTAACGCACCTGACTGGGACAACCTTGGTAAAACTTATAGCGATATGGTACAGGATGTATTGGTGAGTAATGATAGTTTGGTATATAAAGCTACTGTTGAGAAGTTCTATTCTGTATTACCTCGTATAGAGGTAAATGTTAAGTTTATGACGATTTATGACTGTAAGTATAACAAACGTACAGTCGAGGGTAGAAAATCGTTTAAAGAGAATCCAAGAACGATAAAAGACCTGGATTATATAATATGAAAGGAGAGGACGATAAAATGAGTACCCTTTGTTCTATGTATGATGACGCTAAGCCATCGAATAAACTCCCATTCAATGTGGAAGATGTAAAGGAGTCATTGATGGGAGACCCTTTGAACATTGATATCAGTCAGATTGTATTTACGCCGAGTTCAGTGATTGTGAAGAAAACGAGAGATGAGTACCTTAATGAAAGGATTGCGACGGTTATTAAGAACAAATATGATGTCAATGTTTCTTGCAGATCTGACATGCTTGTGTTCTCATGACACAATAACGAGAGACTTGTAGAGATTTACCGAGTAACGGTATCTCTACAAGTCTCTTTAAACTTTAAAACTTTTAGAACTCTTTATCTTCGTAATAAGAGTTAAGGATTTCTTGGATATTACTATGTCCATCTGTAATGAAGTTGAGCATATTATACCAAGCCTTTTTAATTTCAACATTACTCTTATTGTCATTAATTGTACTGTATATCTTTTCTAACCTTGCAATTTCTTTTTGAAGGTCATTTTTTAATCCAGGCGGATATGTACCAGAAGCTAAATCTCTTTTTAATTTCCGAATCATAGCTTGTGCTCTAACATCACTGTTAGGATGGGGGTCAAGACTTAGCATTCCAAATAGATCTGTGATGATTTCGTTATAATCCATGATAAAATCACCAAATCCACCCATGTTATTCAATGCTTTTACAGCACCTACATTTTCGGGTCTTTGGAGTTTCTTTAATGCTGAAATTTGTTCCGCACCATATCCATATTTTGCAGCAAATGAATCTGCTCCTCTCTCTCCACCATATCTACCAAGAGTACCCAACGGGTCGGATAAAGCATATCCAACACCATATGCTATACTATATGGGTTTGGAATTATTGTTATATACTTGAGAATAAAATCAATTTCCAATAAGAAATGATCAAACTTCCTGAATAAATTGTATATGAATGGAAGCTTACGCTTTTCAAATTCCGATATTTTATTACCTAACTTCATTAAGGATACACCAACGAAGTTCAATACGATATTCATTGGTTGGATAATATAGCTAAGTAATTCACTGGCAACGAGTAATCCTGATGAATAAAAACAATGACCAATTTCATGTAGGATTACTGCCATTAATTCTTGTTCATTTAATCCAGCATCATATACCAAGTTTTCGTAGATGCAAATGTGAAACTTTGCAGTAGTAAAATCATCCTTATTATTCCGTTCAGCAATTAAAATACTGGACCCTGGAATCGAATATGCATTAATACTACCGTTTGTCCAGTAAATTGATAGACTTTTTATACCAAAGAACTTTGCAAGTTCATTTTCCAAGTTTTTACACGGTGCTGCTTCTCTTGTAACCTGTCGTTTAGAAGTTACCTTTCCAGAGTAATCCTGATGAATCAATTCGAGAATTTCTCTGAGATATCCTTCGCATTTCACAAGTTCTTTCGTTCTACCAGCATACACCTCCATTACAGTTTGTAGCGCAGACATATGAACTCCTTTCTATTTTATTTTTTAAGTTTACAAAAACCCGTACCCCCCCCAATTTTTAACTGGGATACGAGAAGGGTACGGGTCTATAGTTCTCTTTATAAGTATTGTTATTTTCCTGCAAGAATACCGGGCTTATCCGTATCACCAATGATGAACCTCTTAGACTTCATCTTTTTCGTGTTAATACGAACCTTCTTTAAACCCTTTTTATTCTTACCACTGGACATAATTCCAATACCTTCCAGAGTAGGATACATAAAAGCCTTCTTTGCCTGCTTAACATCGTTCATACCAAATTTATACATTCCTATGGTATCAAGTGTTTCAAATACTGTATAATTCAAGAGGGCTTCTATTAAAGCAGCATCCTCAACATCTTCTTCGGAGATGTTTGCACTAGATTCCATGGCTGCTTTCTCACAAGTATTCATAGAACCCATCATCATTGCCTCAAACAAAGAACCACCGATGTTCTGAGCAATGATACGAGATTGAGTCTGAGCAATTTTTTGAGCCAAAGAATTCTTCCCGGTAACAGGACAATCCGAATTATTCAGATGATCTTCGTCTATAACACAACAATCTGCTTTCCTGTTGCAGAAATCTTTGACAGATGCCAGATTTGTCTTGATATTGACAAAGAGGTCTGTCCAACTGATTGTGGAATAGTCAATCACCGGATTTGAAGCCTGTAAGTCAGGAGCCCCTAACGGATTTCCAAACCTGCTAATGATAATCTCTGTCGGAGGAACGGCGGTGTAAATCATATTTACCATAGCCATTACATACATCTTCGTATCAGTAGGAATATTCTCAGGAACCCCTTCAAGCCTCTTTTCCAAATCTTCGATTAAGCACAGTACGCACTTATAATCAGGTTTTTCTTTTCCAAGACAATCCTTAATATGCTTACATTGAAGAGAAACGTATGACTTAAATTCTCCCCAAGTTGGATCGTCAAAAAGATTAATAGGTGCACCATTTTCCATCAGTTTCGCGATATGACGCTCGGCTGCGGTATATCCTGAATCAGTAGTGACTGTTGCGAATGATGCCTCCATGGTGTGCTGACCACGACCTTTATTCTTGCATTCCTTAATCATTGAGTCACACATCTTGATGTTGAGCTCAAGTGCAGAAATCGCATGAACCTTGTAATCATTCGTACTGTAGTTCGATCCATCCTTTTTAACATTTTCCTGGTTTGTTTCCAACTGGAGAATGATACTATAAGGAATTGACATCCCAAATGCAGCAGTTAGTGTTACGCAAACTGCCTTTGTAATGGATACACCGGCACTTGGTCCACCAATAGATGCAATAAACGCATGTTCCAACCAACCACTCAACAAGAATGAGCATACAGTGCTCATTACTGATTCGTCTGTTGATTTGACATCGTTTAGCATTTCTTTGAATATTTTTTTGGCATTCTCATATTCTTTTGCCGCTGCATCGTATTGTCCACTCTTTGCAAGTTTTGCTGCTGTTTTATAAGCAGCATTCGCTTTTTTCTTATTATCTGAAAATATCACTTTGAGTGTATCCCAAGTTGCACCTTCCAAGGTAATTTCACCAGAATGGATTCCTGCGAGAGTTGCTTCTTCCGCTTCTGTCGGTTCTTCTTCCTCGGATGCTTCTGAATCAGTCTTACTCATTTCATCAATAGCTTTGAACATTTCAGAACGAGCTTCACCTTTCTCTTTCTCATCCTGAACAACAGACGCAACCTTGGTTTTGATAAGATCAACGATTTCATCTCTTCCAAGATCAATCAACTTGTCATCAAGCTCTTCCTCTTCTGCATCAGTAAGTTCAAAATCAGCAAACGCAGTATCGTTCTTTTCGCAATCTTCACAAATACGATTTGCTGCCTTCTCCGCCGTCTCAGTAATAACATGAGTCAAACTTTCCATAAGTTTTGAATAGTTCTTTGGACTAACCTTCGAATCCTTAAAGGATTCCTCAATATATCCAAGAACATTCTCAATGTTCTCACCAATCTCTTCGGATGTACATTCTTTCACGGAGTCATCCAACCAATAGCATTCGTAGATAAGTTCTCCGAGCACTTTATTGGTGATATATTCTGTCCCTTCCTGGATCATCTTCTGCTTTAGTCCAAGCTGAGCCATAGCAACATTTCTGCTACCAATCTTATAAGCAGCGGCTTCCATAGCAGAATCCTTTGCTAACTGTTTCTCAACATCGACATTGGTTGTTTCCATTGCGGTAGTGAAATCCTTATTTGACGCACGTAATTTATTCGCTTCCATCATGGCAGTAACATTACGCTGACGTTCATTTTTTAGCCGAATGGCATTCTCCAGCATTTGGTCTGCTGTGAGTTGCTCTTTTCGTGGTGTAGAAAAAACATTTTCACTTGCCATTGCTTTTTCTCCTTTCTAATTGATTATAACCTTGTTTCCTCGTAACTGTTTACAGCGTCGTAATTTTTACATCACTGGTTTTTAGGGTTAAGTATTCAGGTACAAAATCTGGTAAAGGACTTTCGTCCATGGGTGTAAGCATTTTAATAACCTGATACTTTGATTCATAACCATTTACTGAATAGAATATTGCGTATTCAATCTGGTCACTAAATGTATTATGAAGTTTTTGACTTAGAGAAGAAACGAAAGCCTGGTTTGCACCAGATGCTAACTTATTAATTTTTTCAAAGTAATCTTTGATAAAGATACGAACTTGTTCAATATAGTCCTCCACGATAATACCATCGAAGAATTTAATCGCAATAGATATATCACAATTAACTCTATTGATGATTTCATCTTTGGTACCATATCCAATGTAGAAGCTCCTACCTCTACCGTAAGTACAATAAAACTTCATATTAATTGTAAATAAACCATGTAGTAGATTGGTAATCCTTGATAAGAATGTATGCTCTGTAGAAATATCATCAAGGATTGTATCAATGTCGCAATCATCGGACATTAAGAAATCAGCACCAAATAGCGGCACTTGTTTGATATAAAATCCAAATCCTGCTTCGGATTCAGGTTTGTCTTCAAACATAACATGAGATCGCATGAGATTCAACGGGTATGCAAAGTAAAATTCGTTGTCCTTTGGCTCGTATAGATTACATAAAGAACAATTCTTCACCACACTAATATCTGAAAACTCATGGTCTCCACCCTCAATATCCTCATAATCATAGAAAACTCCGATTTTCAAATCTGGGTCAATAATATCAATTAACCGTTCATCTGTATCATCATTCTCTCGTTTCAGAAGATTTGTAAGGAGAATCCTCTTATCATCTATCATATCAGTTGTTCCAATGGTTCCGGAGAATTTGTAAGTATAGTCTGCTCCAGTTTCATCAGTTTCTTCTGTTTGATATAATTCCAGAGGAATGTAATTCCCTACCATAGTATCAAATATGACGATAACTTTCAACCTGTCTGGTTCAATCTCCCCTTGAGAAGATTGCAATTCAAAGTCTCTTAACTGAACATCATTAAATACACCATCTACTCGATACAGTTGTAAATCCAATTTATATTCGTCTTCTCCATGAATCGCATCACGAGATATAGTAAATGACTTCACAACGAAATTATACGGCGTATTGATATCAAAGTAGGTATAATCTACCTGAACGTGGTGATTTACTGTGTTCATATAGAAGTTCACCTGATTTGGTTTCGTTCTAATAACCATAAGTGGAGCTAAAGCATACTCAATATCTTGAGTTTCTGCTCCTTCAGGTTTTCTTTTTACGACACTTGCCGTAATACTATTCTCATACTGAAAAACAGTTCCAGGCTTTATGATGTATTGTCTCAATGATTCGAAATGTTGGTCAATGTCTGTAACAGCTAATCTCAGGTCTAAAGTATTTGTAGGGAAAATATCTACGCCATCCCCTATTCTTGTAAAGCAACCGTACTCTCTACCAGCATAATCATCACGTTGTTTTACAAACTTCGCATCATGATTATACACTGATACAAAGTTTGAGAAATACGTGTTCAAATCAGAATCTGTTGTGTACGATTTTACTGTTGTCTGAGCTTCTGCTGTAAGAATTTTAATCTGCTCTAACTGAAGCTGACTTCTTCCTCCAGTAGAATTCCCTTGAGAAAGTCCCATAGGAAAGGTATTTCGATTGTATGCAATATCTTCATTTTCTGTTTTACCACGAACGTATACTGCAATACCTTCTTTTGTATACCCAAAATTCCCAGCCTCTCCGTTACTTTCATACATATAGATTCTAAGATTAGAACCGTACTCTGGTAGAAAGTATCTATCGTCATTTGCAAATGATAAGCGAAGCGTTGTATCACTAGTTATTTTATAAAACACGAATGGGTCTGTAATTGCAGGTGCCAAATCCATTCTTTTAAGTAACTGAATCTCTTTGGTAGAACCTGGGGGTGTATAAAACACCTCAAAATTACATAATTGGTTAGCGAAATCAACATCCACGTATGGAATATTCAAAATGCTATTCGTGTTAATGAGTTCATTGTATTCCTGCCTAATGTATTGATATACATTAACACGAAGTCCCAACCATGTATCCCCATAGATATGGGTTTTCATTGTTTTGATAAAAGGTACAGTTTCTTCGGAGACTGAATTAACATAGCTCTTATCATAGAATGACATATGAATATACTCTCCATTGAAAAGATTGGAGCGTATTTTGATATTGTACGGTATGGAATACTGTAAATCATCAACTAATATTGTCATATCGGAATCAAGGACGAATTCTTTATGACCGTCAACGACTTTACCATACTCGATGACATCTTTTTCTTTTACAAGTAATAACATAGACATTTTGGCAGGTTTCGCCATAATGTCTGTAATGCCATAGTTTGCAGCATCAGCATATATAAAATCAGGGAGTTCTGCTTTTCCCGGCATACTCTCATTAATGTATCGACCCATGATGTTGATTATATCTTCAGTAGACGTAGCTGTGATATCTGTCATAAGACCAAGATCACCTACTGTTGATAAAGCCAATTTATCAGAGTCAAAATATAATGGGAGGATGTGTTTTTGATAGAAGTCCTTGATTGTATAGACTGAGCTGTAATCAGTTATCTCTGCCATAACTATCATTCCTCCTATTTATTATATAAGTCGTATTGTAGTTGATGTATCTGGCATAAGTTGAGTTTCAGTGTATGGTTTATATCTAAGAATATATAATTCCGAGTTGTTCATAAACCCATTTTGAACGGATATTTTGTTTACAAATGGAGCATCCGACCAAGTATTTCCGCCTCCACCAAGACTTGGTATATAATTGGCTTTATAACGGAATGAATTTGAAACTCCACCGGCGTTATTGTTAAACTCATGCAAGTTTATCAAGTTCATATCTTCTCTTGCAAAATATGCGTAAGAGACATTCAAGTTTGGATGGTTTATCTGGGTTTCTCCACTGAATGAGAAAATACTCTTATTAACATTTAGGGGGAAACATCCAGTATATTTACACCAGTATCGAATAATCATATCTTCTGCATCTACTAAGAAATAGTAGATGTCACAAGCATAATCAAGTTCTTTCCCATAAATGTATTCTTCTTTTGGTTTTAATGTTCCTCTGTAAACACCACTTTCGTATCCGCACCATAATTGATGTAACTGAGTTAGTGCTGCATTGTATGTCTCTGGAAACGTAATACTAATTGTCCCAGCAGTCATAGAGCGAATATTACTTTTGGCATATTGGGTTTTGAAACCAGTAAATGTCTCTCCTGTTTCTAATGTATCAATGGATTCATCAGAAACATCTAATGACATAACTGTATTTGATAATAAAGGATTAAAATGATGAGCTGTACTGTAACTTTTTGTTAAGGTTTTTGCAGTTTCAGCGTTTGCTTTCATTATATAATGTAACTGAGGATCAAGCTGAATTTGTTTATGAATGTCAGAACCTTCATCATCTTCTTCTGCATCACTATCGGTTGCTGATTTGAACAAATTCAAATCGGGTCTTGTGAAAAATACATAACCCAAAGTATTATTCATAAAATAATCTGGGTATTGTACACGAAACCGATTAAACTTTGTATGAAAAAGTTTATTGAGTTCCAGTCGTGAATAAGCAGATGGTATATTAAGATTTTTCTTAATTGACTTGATACTATTCAAAATATCACTTTGAACATCTATCGTGTAATCATATTTCCATTTGCCGTAATTCCCACGAGTCTGTATTGTAGGATATGAGTATGCATTTTGTTGAGCTAACTCACTTCCCCTTGCTTCTGTAGTATGTCGTGTTATCGTACCCTGTACCTCCTGTTGAACAATTTTATTTGGTCCAACGGGAATGGTTTGACGGAATGTATATGGTTCTTGGGTGATTACTACATCAGCTTGGCTGTAATCATGGTCGACTGGCGCACTTGGCATCTTTGTCCGTGTTGGTGTTGCCATATTGATAGTTTCATATCCTCTATCAATATGAAAGTTTGTAGCCAATTTCTGTGTTGGCGTTGTTGTAGGTTGTACGAGAACCAGATTGTTGTTATATGTCTGGTATTGCGTATTTCCTTCAGCGTCTTTATATGCTACTTGAAAGGCACCGGTAATCATTCGGATTCCTCCTTTCTTCATTATTAAGCTCGTAATTATTACAAACTTGCTTAGATTGTTGTGGAGTAGGGTATAATTCAAAGAGTTGTAGGAAAATATATTAAGAAAAGGTATTGAACCAAATAATAAGAGATTAGAACGGAGGTAAAACAAATCTCTCCCCCTCAAAATTGTTGTTTTGTTAAAACGCATCTAAGGGAAAGAGAGGTTATTGCCTTATGTCTAAAAATGAAGTATCACTTGATGATTTATTGAATGATATAGCCGATGGTAAAACAAAGGTATATTCTGAACCATCGAATGGATATCCATATGATCCCCCAAAAAGTGATTTACCACAAGTAGAAAGGTATCCCGATGGAACGGTTCGTCGTATTACCACACCACCAGTAGAATATGATCCAAACCAGCCAACTAATATCACTTATAACTTTGATATGAGCACCAAAACCGTAGTAAATAATATATCGGTTAAGAAAACGTCTAATAATGTTTCATTAGCCGTTGGTGATGCTGTTGTTGGAGCTCTTGGTGGGATGCTTGGGAAATTATTGGATTAGTATGGGAATTATTATAATGAGAGATACTGGGAATTTCGGTTCCCAGTATCTTTTTTTGTATTCTTATGGACGATTTTACACCAAAATAAATATGTAAATAAGGAGGATACACTTTATGGATTTATCAAACAATCTTTTTGTATTTGATTTGGATGGTACTCTTTGTGATTGTTGGTATTGCGAGAAATCTATTGGGCTTTATAGAAATGATGCAGATAAAGTGACCAGGTCAATTTCTCATAATACATATCAATATACTCGTCCGATTGAGGCTGCACAGGATATTATAGATACAATCCGAGAAAATTGTGGTACGGTTAAAGTTTTAACTCGTACAGTGCTGGTCATGAATATATGAACAAAGTCGACTTTTTAAAAGAACACTATGACATTGAACAGCATAATGTCATTGGTGTACTAACTGATGCTGAAAAGATGATTTATCTCGACAGTGTATTACAAAGTTATCAATACACTGGGTTATATTATTTTGATGATAGTATAGCATTTCTATCTGAGCTTAGAGATCATTTCATCATTACGCATGACGCTGATATCTTAAATAACATCATGCTGTTTCACGCGTCAAGCATAATTAACCGTTCGTTTAATGAACTGGTTACTTCTGGAAATATCATTGATGAGTATATGTAAAATAAGGAGAATAAAGATTATGAGTAAGGCAGATAATTTATTCATTTCAATGTGCAAGGACATTATCGAGAACGGAAAAAGTACTGAAGGACATATGGTTCGTCCTAAGTGGGATGATGGTACCCCGGCACATACAATTCGGCGGTTCGGGGTTATAAACCGCTATAATTTGCAGGAAGAATTTCCTGCAATTACTCTTCGTAAGACTGCTATTAAGAGTGCAATGGATGAAATCCTTTGGATATGGCAGCGGAAATCTAATAACATCAACGATCTCAAGCCTCATATCTGGGACGAATGGGCTGATGATAAAGGCAGCATCGGTAAAGCATATGGCTATCAGATGGGTATTAAGTATTATTGGTCTGATATAAATGCCGATGGTCTGAAAAAAATGTACGGTAAGAATTGGCAAGATAAAGTATTTGGGTATTCTGGTACCATGGTTATTGATAGTCCGGAAAAGCAGACCTATTATAAAGAAGCATTTAAACAGCCAGTTGTTTGTGGTCATCTATTGGCTCATCTTGATACCAGGTATTACTATATGGATCAGGTTGATAAAGTTATCTATGACCTGATTAATAATCCATTTTCTCGTCGGATTATGACGAATATTTTCAATTTTAAGGATTTACCGAAAATGCATCTTCAGCCATGTGCTTGGGGTGTAACATTTAACGTATCAGAAGATGATGACGGTCTGGTTTTGAATACAATTGTGAATCAGCGGTCTCAGGATGTTTTGGCTGCAAATAACTGGAATACTGTTCAGTATGCATTATTGCAGATGATGCTTGCTCAAGTTACAGGGATGCGTGCTGGAGAGATGGTTCACGTAATTGCTGATGCCCACATATATGACCGTCACATTCCGATGGTAAAGGAGTTAATTACTCGTGATACATATCCTGCTCCAAAAGTTACTTTAAATCCTGAAATTAAGGATTTTTATCAATTTACGACTGATGACATCATCATCGAAAACTATCAGGCTGGTCCTCAAATTAAAAATATACCGATAGCAGTTTAGGGGTGATTATGATATGACCAACAAAGAAAAATTTATAGAGGTTATGAATAAGACATTTGGAGCAGAATTTACGTTAGAGAATTTCTCTGATAAAGAACGATGCTCGCCATGCGGTTATTATAAAAAGCATTCTGAAGGATGCGGAAAATATGAATGTTCCAAGTGTCATGACTGGTGGAATAAACAATACAAGCAACCATCACAATTCAAACCAGACATAATCATTGATGGTAGATACGTTCATCCGTTTGATTGTGTGGGTGTAACTGTCATGATAGGGTTTGATAACAATGACCATATTTGTGATATTACATGGTTTTCCGATGGACCGACAATGGGGCGAGAAGTGGCTCGTAATCCTATGTTGTATAATGCATACAATAGCGTCATGTTTTCGTGTGCTAGATTGATAGACTATTTGAAAGACTTTATAAATGGTGACATTTATACTGATATGGAGTTTATGCGACGCAGAGAACATAAAGTGTTGGCTGATTTCACATTTGATGAAGTAAAGCAGTTGGAACAAACGCTAATACATATTGGAGGTGACATAAATGAATTTAGGGAAACCTGATGAATTAAAAACAGACGCTGTCAAGATGAAACTACTTCTTGACGCAGTAATCAATTCTCAGGTAGCTCTCCAGATTCTTATGGAGAAAGGAATTGCTACCAGAGAAGAAGTTGTGGCTTGGAAAGAAAAGATTCAGAATCAGCCGAAATATAAGGCTTCTTATGAGTACGCAAAACAACAGAGTGATCTGGGCGACTTGTATGAGAAAGACCCTCAAGCTTATCTGAAAGCGATGTTGGACGCAAAACTAAGAGGTGATAAATAATAATGAATGCGATTGTAATGGTAGATAACAACGGATATATTGGTGCAAATGGTGAACTTCTATACATTATACCAGAAGATAAGAAGTATTTTAAGGAGATGACCATTGGTAAAACGGTCATTATGGGACGAAAAACATTTGAGAGTCTTCCCAATAAGAGACCTCTTTCAGATCGACGAAATGTTGTAATTACTCACGATTTGAATTTTCATCCAGGAAATGGTGTGGAAGTGATTCATTCCATTGATGATGTCCAAAGGTATTACGATAATCCGTCTACGTTTATTATTGGTGGTGCTTCTCTCTATGAGGCATTAATTCCTCTTTGTCACCTTATATACGTAACGAGGATTGATGCATCGCTTTATGATGAACATGAGGTTGATACTGTTTTCCCTTATTTTGATAAGGAAACAACAATGTCTAAATATCCTAACCCAGAATATTCTTGGGAACTTTTTAGTAAGGAACATTTGAGGGTTGCGTACTTGTTACCAAAGGATTTTGATGATGAATCTCGATATGTTACCATTAATGGAGAAAGGATGTTGGATGGTAGGGTTGATGGTTGTGATTTTATGATCTTCCGTAGAACCAGACTATGAATCGACGAAAATATTTCATATAGAAAGGGACTATCAGATATCTAAACAACTGATAGTCCCTTGTATTCGTGCTTTTTACGAACTGCACAAAACAATAAAATCTATACAGAAAGAGGTGAACACTATGGGTGAAATCCGAGACGCCATTGAAACCATTGCAGATCTTAAAGCAGAATTTGCAGAGGCTGGCGTATATAGTTCTAAACGGTCAATCTCGGCATCAGCCATGGAAGGCACCGCAAACTTTTCTGTTCTTGTAGATGATAGCATGTCACTTGATGATAGCTCTCTTATCTCCAGAGCGGCGGAGAAGAAATTTGCGTCCTTCTTATTGACTGTTCTCACAATGGACCCTTATTTGGAAGTATCGAAGGGTGAGACACCCTCTGCTTCTGCATACTTAAAGCAGTTTCACCAGAATATGCGAGTGAAGGATTCTAATAGAGGTCTTCACATTAGTTTGGCTGATTTGGTGAAAGAATCAACCGACGTTGAATATACAACTATGGAAAGTGAAGCTTATCGTTTAGCTTCTGCTGTTTATGAAGGGGTTAAACAATCAATTCCGCAGAATATCAACGCGAGACTTAACTATACAGTACAAGAGTGTACAACTCAGGATACACTCAATGAAAGATTTAGGACAGCTCTTCCTACTATGGAAGCCAGATGGAAAGACAAAGATGGAAACTGGAATTACAGTGATGGTGATACTTTCGTTACCCAGAATGACGTTACGATTAAAAGCGGTGCTGTTAGCGGTGACTTGAAGTTCGGAGATAATACTACGGTCACCGATAGACGAACAGTTGTTTCACCAACAATCGTTAATAAAATGCCAGACCAGAAAGTATCTAAAACAAAAGATAACGTTCGGGATAGAGGTGGTCAATGGAAACCCTTAACCGATAATGATTGTAAGAAGGCGAACGACTTGGTTCCGACCCTTCTTCATATTCGGGTATATCCAGTAGATAAAATGACCCGAGAAGAACTAACTCCAATTGATTTTATCATGGGAGTTAAAGCAACTCTTCACCCAATTCCGGCAAGTGAAATTGCTCGTATGACGGTTGCTGGGATGCGAAACGAAAATATGGTATTCAACTTTATTCGTTGGACTACCGGAGAAATTAAATTTTTCAAAGATTTTCTTTTCGCAATTGATACAATCAAGATGGATGCTAAAGATGCAGGTAACGATGTGACAGGATGGAGACCTGCTCTTAAAAAGAGAAGACTCGCTGCGAGATCCAAATTACACCTGACAAAGAACTCTGTTCTTCCTAATGCAACGCTTGTCATTTCTCAGCCTACAGTAGAATATATTGCAGATACTTATGGCTATAATTTGGATGATGAGCGTATCATAAATCGTATGATGGATGTATATTTCCTACTTGGATACGTCCTTGTCAATCCTGTAAATCAGAGAGTAATATTCCGGTTTGATGGTATTGATACCACGGATACATATACATTTGATACGTTGCGGAGAGAGAATCAGAGTGACGATAAAGCATTCAAGAATATGATGAAGATGCTGGGAAGGAGTATGTAATGGTAGCAAATATGTCTTGGTATCCCGACATCGTAAAGGTATCAAATATCGTTACAGAAGCATCTTCCCCCGAGGATAAGAAATATATCCAGACAATGGGAAAAGATGACATTCATCAGGTAAATGGTACTCTGATTCGGGGTCTTTACAATTCTATATTGGAACGAAAGACTTGTGATTTTGGTGATATTCCGGATTCTAAGGGTGATATTACCAAATGTAAATATTACAAGTCAACGCAGGAGAGTTTGGATATTTTATCCGAACTTATGACTAAGAACAATATTCCAACCACTGAGGTTGATATTGTAAATTTGGCAATTACAAATCTCAAGAAGCATACGCTTACTTTTGAGAATGCCTTTAAGTTGAAACAGGATTATTTAATTCTGCTTTACAACACAACGGTAATGGCAATCGTGGATTCTACGTCCATGTTAATTGCCGAATACATGAATTATCTGCTTGGACCTGAGCAGTCCAGGTATGATAGCATGAAATCGAGGAATGATAAAGGTCGAGGGCGTATATCGCTTGATAACCTTCAGCGGTTTAATGAAGAGGTGCGGATGGGTCATCTTGACACAGCAGCAACCAATCTGTTAGAGGCACAGCGAAAGAATTTCACTGGAACTGGAGTTGTAGTCGCAGGTGCCGCGATTCTGGCGTTGGTTTCTATTGTACCGATTACACGAGAACTCATCTATTTCTTCTACAGTACAAGAGTTAAACTGTCAGATTACATGGATATGCAAGCTGATTTCCTCGAACTCAACAAACTTGGTGTACAGGCATCAAGTAAATCAGCAAAAGAGAAACAGGAAATTCTCAAGAAACAGGAAAAAGTAATTCTTAAACTTCGGCGTTCAGCCGACAAGCTCAAAATCAATGATGAGGACATTGGTGCCCTCGCAAGGAAGGAAGTTGCTAATGACAACAAAGGATTCTCCTTGCAAAACATCAGTAAAGCAATGTATTCCAGCAAGATGGACGGAACTGGGTTCACCATTGTTTAGGAAACTTTGCGTTTTGTACAAAATACAAAGTTCAAAAAAATAAATAAGGAGGTAAGTAATCATGAGCAATCTTGCGTCTATGATTATGGAGGGCGCGAACTTCGGTTCGGTTAAGCTCGATCACCATTATGATCATGAGAACGGCGCTGGACTGATCGCCATGGAATCGGCAGAAGCACTCAGAGATATCTTTGAGTCTGTTTTCTATGTACCGAATACCTGCGAAATAAAGGCGGCGCTCGAAGGTGTGAGTGTAGAGGAATCCTCCCAGGCATCTGTCATGGAAGCTTCTTTGAAAGGCGCTTTCGAAAAGATTAAACAGTTCTTCATTAATTTGAAGGAAAAGGTAAAAGAATTCCTGCATAACATTAAGAGATTTCTCACTGGAATGTTCGGCAACGACGAAAAGTGGGTTAAGACTTATGAGAAGGAGTTGAAAGCTCTTTCGAATAATGATCTCAAGGGTTATAAGGTCAACATGTACAACTACCGGGATGGCATCGGCGATTTGATTAGCAAGGCTGATATTCAGGAAGCTGTTGATAACGTCATCTCATCGATTGAGACCATTATTACGGACATTAAGAGTTCGAACGCTAAGGGTCTTAAAGCAGAAGATATCGACGATGATAAATTGGCTGAAGAGGGTAATAAATTCTATAGGGATTTTGTTAGCTCATTAGTCGGTGAAAAAATCGATGTCGACGAAATGGACAAGAAATTCTGGTCTGTTTTTAGGAATGGTGCGGATGATGAGTCTGATATGGATGCTGTAGAAGTATCATCTATAAAAGACAAGGCAATCAATGCATTGAAGGAAGCATCGAAGGTTCTTAGCTCTTATGATTCGATGATCAGTAAGTGTGATAGTGCTTACAATAAGGCTATCAAGATGGTTAATAATGCTGAAAAACAGTATAACAATCTTGAGGCAAATGGTGCAGGCACTTATCGGCGTCCCGATGGAGATAATAAGGGTCAGATGATGAATGAAGGTAACAAGCAGCTCATTACAAAGAGTTTGCACGTTGCGTCCTCTACCATTTCAAAGATACAGGCAGCACATAACAAATACAATAATGCTGCGAAATCTGCTCTCATTGAGAGGAATGCTGCATATAAGAAGGCTCTTACCGGAGCGTTTGGATATGCAAGAAAAAATAAGGGAGGTAAGTAATCATGAGTAATCTTGCGTCTATGATTATGGAAGGTGCTAATCAGGCTCCTACCACAGACGAGCTGTATGGAGATTACGATTACAGTGCATCTGCACTGGCTGAATCCTCCTACTTTGCGTCTGCATGTGCCACTTTATTCACAGATATTATGGAAGCTGATCAGTCTTACATGGTGGCTGATGTTGTTGGTGCAGCTACTGCTATTCGTGAGCAGAAGCTGGGCAATACTGTTGACCTCAAGGCTATTCAGGAAGGTATTCTGAAGAGTGGTATCGAAAAGATTAAAGCAGCTTTCCAGAAGTTCATTGCGAAAGTAAAGGAGTTTTATCACAAAGTCATTGACTGGTTCAAGGCTATGTTCTCCAATGCTGATGAGTTCGTAAAGAACTTTGGCGATGTTGTGAAGAAAAAGGCTGCTAAGGTTAAGGGCTTCAAATACAGTGGCTATATCTACAATAAGTCTGCTGGTGACTCTCTTGTGGAAAATGCAAAGGGCGTGTTTGAAAAGGCTATTGATGATGCGGTTGGTGGTTTGGATAGTGCCAAGACAGCATCTAAGTCTGAATTCAAGAGCCAGATTCTGCCGAAGTTGAGTTCTGATTTCAAGGCAGATGATGAAAGTGCAAATCCTTCATCGTCCGACCTTGTTGAGCAGAAAGTTAAATCAACCAGTGCAAAGGCGGATGATACAACTGAACTGCGTGAGAATATTATCGAGGCTTATCGCAACGGTGATACGCAGAAACAGACAATTGAAGATTTTGAGAATAACAGCGTAGCATCTATGCTGGATTTCCTCAAGGGTTCTTCTAGGACTATTTCCGATCTCCAGAAGGAGCTTGGGAAGTTTGAAGAAAAGGTCAATAAGGTTATTGGAAAACTCAACGGATTCAAGGATGAGGGAGAGGGTTCCGATGAGCGTATGGCTAATGCTTCATATATTTCCGGTGTTATTTCGGCATATCTGAATGCGTACAAGATTCCTTGTGAAGCACGTATTGCTATTTACAAAGAAATGGCGAACTCTTGGCTTGGGGCTTTGAAAGGATTCTATAACTTCAAGGGAACACAGGAATCGACTGAAGTGTTTGACAATGTTGAGGAGTATGCTACTCTGGAGTCCAGTCTTGTACTGGAAACAGAGGATACTTCTAAGGCTGAACCCGAGGCAGATGCTGCCGATCCGGGCGAGGGTAATAAGGACGAAGAGTCCGCAACCGAGTCTGCTGTAGCAAGCATTCTTGAGATGGCTGCGAACTTTAAGTTCTGATTAGGATGATTTCATCCTACTTACATGAATGATACAAGGACAGGGGATGATTTCCTCTGTCCTTGTTTGTTTTTACTAAGAGTACATCTTAGTAATATGTAAAATACTATGAAAGGAGAGAATTTCATGGATACATTATTAGAACTTGATTCTTTTGATGCTACATTGGAAGCACTCTCTACCATATATGGTACACAGGAATCTGATATAGAAACCTTTAAAGCCTTTATGTACGAAGGATATTTAATGGAATCTGGTGCAGAGCCTGATATCATTATGGAAGGTGCTCTTGATATATTTAAGACAATAGCAGATGGAATTAAGAAATTCATAGAGAGAGTGAAAGAGTTCTTCAAAAAGATTCTTACATATATAAATGCAGGAACTGAGGAACTTGATAAACTTGCAGCGAAAGTAAAAGAACATATCAACGATAAGGATATTGATTTTACGATAGACGGATATAAGTTCACTGTTGTAGATAAGAAAGGTCCAGATACAACAGAGTTTCAGAGAATTGTTTCTGAATATAATGATGATATGGCAAACCTGAAAGAACTTAAAGATGCCGACGTTAAGAAGAAATTAACTGATTGGTTATCTGAAAGTAATTTGGATAAGCTTCGCGGAACAGTTCTTGGAACTGGAAACTCTATTGATGAGAGTGAGTATTTGGATACAATTAGGCAATATTACAGAGATGGGGAAGAATCTACTTCAGAAATAACTGTAGACAAAGCATACGTAAATAACATCATATCTGGTTCTAAGAAATTAGAAGAAGTTAAAAAGTCGGCTATCAAGGATAGGGATACTTTAATAACGCTTCTTTCAAAGACAGAAGCATTCTTTAATAAATCATTACCAATGGTTTATAAAGGGAACGATTTAAAAGCAAATGTTGCTAAGATTGATGTTTCTGATAATAAATTCTCTAAAGAAGATGATTATCGTAGCGTTGGTGATTCTCAAACAAAGATTATTACGACATATGCATCAATCAAATCTCGTCAGGTGAATAAAATTGCCAGTATGATAAATCTGGTTGCTGCGGAGAGAGTAAATGCTTTGAGAGATCAAGTAAAACAGGAAAGAACTATCCTCAAACGTTGTCTTTTCGGAAATACTACATCTTCGAAGTCTGACGACAAGGTCGAAGAGGCTATGCAGATATTCCCTGGTCTTGGTTATGGTGGACGTGGTTTTGATACGTATGCAATGGAGTCATCTATCTTAGATCATAAATACTATGACCAATTAACTCAAATGGCTTTGGTTACAGAAGCTAAGTTCTTAACAGAGTCTATTCTCTCAGGAAAAACCAGTTGGCTTATGGAAGCTGATATGAATAAGACTGGTGGAGCAATTAAACAGGCTCTTGTTGAGATTATTGAGTCAGTTGTTGCAACTTTCCGTAAGAAAGCAATAGGTGAAGCAGCCAAATATAAGCCTTGGTTGGATGAGATTAAAGGTGGTCTTGTAGAGAAAGCTAAAGCTAAGAAAGAATTCAAGATGGCAAGTTTTGGTAAAGCAAATTATGCTGGAATGGCTAATTCTATCATGGGTTCTATTCGTAAGGCTTATGCTAACAAGAACTATGAAGACTATAGCTATGCGAAAGATGTTGTAAACTTTTTTGATAGCTTAGACAAAATCAATGATGATTCCAGTCGAGCTGTAATGCTTAACTATTTTAGAACTGGTAAGGCAGATGTAAAACTTGATACAGTTACATTATCAGGTTCTGCTCTTGCTAATGAAGTTCCGAATATGATTAAATATGTTGAGCAGTATGGTAATGCTGTTACGAAGCCTGCTGATAATATCAGTAATACATTTAAGAGTCAGAGTGAAAAGTTCAGTGTCACTGAATCGACTACTGGTAGTTCCTATCTTGATTTAATTGGGAGACCTATTTGTGAAAGTGATGTTGTTCTTTGTACTGACTACAATGATATATTCGGACCGGTATCTGTGAGTGAAACTGTTGTCAGAGAAGGAATGGATTTATATCAATTCTGGATTGGTGGTAATGAAACAACGACGATACCATTAAGGAGATATCCTGTTACAGAGGCTGATGAAGTAAAGATTGGTAATTCTAACGCTGGAAATACTGAAGCTAATAAGAGTAATGCTTCAAATCAAGCCGGTTCTGGTAATGAAGGGGCGAAAGAGGCTAAAGATATTACTTCAGCAACACAGGCAACTTCTGTTGATGATCCGAATGCGAAACAGCCTGAAGGTGGTGATAAGAAGACCAATAATCAGGCAGTTACGTATAAGAAGAATACGGATAGATTCTTCAAAAATGCTATTACAACCTATATCAAAGCCAGAGAGGAACAGTTCATTGCCTATGTAAATGCTCTGTCGGAGATAGATGGTTCAAGACCGAAGTTTGATAAGAATGGAAAGTATATTTCCAAAGCTGAGTCTAAGAAAAATGATCAAGAAGCGGTTCAAACAGAGTCTAAATAAAGTTCTATGAATCAGTTAGTGAGAAGTGGGAAATTCCCACTTCTCACCTTTTATTGTAAAAATCCGTTTCGCAAGCTTTTTAGTACTATATTAATTCTGTATATAATGAAACTAATGGAGCTACTATAACAAATTTACTATGCTCCATCCGATAAAGAAAGGAGAACTACTATGATGAGTATTAGAGGATTATTTGATGATGTTATGTTTAAAAGCTTTCCTGATTATAAGGATAATCTTGGCAGGACAACATTACGCACCAATGTCATCCTTATGGATGACCCTGAATCTGACAAGAGAATTGGTGTGTCAAAAGTAGGCGAGTTGGATTTTTGGAATGATATCTCTGGATTCTTTCATTCCAATAAAAATCACCGGGTTTACAATTTCAACAATGCATCCGTAGAAATTCCCGATGACATTGAAGTAACTCATTTCAACAGGCATGGCGGATTGGTAGACGGTTTCACAATAGGGTCCGTTATAATTGACCAAGAATACAATGTGTATGTTGTTCATTCGTTTCATAGTGCATCTGGTGGTTCTGATATTTATTGGAACTATGTGAATCCCGATGTGAACGACTATTTATGTACAAAATAAATATGATTGATGATAGAAAAAGATCTTATCAAATCAAGTCGAAGCGAGGCAACTTTTCTGGTGGCCCAACTTCAACTCCTGTCATATTTTAATACACGAGAAAGGGGAATTTAAAAATGCGTACAGAGGTGAAAGTAAATACTATGCAATATAATAAGATTATTGTTAGTGAATTTGAAATAGAGTTTATTCCTATATATGATAGTCAGTATCACGGTATGACAGTAGTCATTAGTGATAGAGAAGAGCACTATAACATATATAAAGAGGATATAATATCAAATGAATTGTTTTGTGTAGCATATCGGCCAAGCAAAAAATATAATGTCAAACAAATAAGAATTTCGGGATTTCTTAGTACGGCTAGGAATGAATCGGGGTTACCAATAAGTTCTTTTACAGTATTTATTGATCGAGATCAATCTCGGATATATGTATCGTAAAGATGCACAGCGTTATGGTGTTGATTCGTAATTAGAAAAAGAAACGGGTGGAATTTCCGTTCCCACCCGTTTCTTTTTTGTATTACTTCCCAGGAGTTTGAACTCTTTTCACAAGTATCTCCGTAGAATTATCGAAAGAATCCCCATTTTTTATCATTGAAGATTTGAATGAGGCTAATCGATATCCACCCTCGCTATCTGTTTTAAAATACTTGGAAAATCCAGATACATCTGTAAGGATCTGAACGGCTTTATTTGGAGTTAAAAAACTGATATCCCCATTTAAACAAGTCATACGAACCTGATTTTGTCGTTCAGCAGTTCTTCTTTGTTGTTGATTCGCTATATATGGGTTATGGCCGTGATATGTTTTGGTTTGGTAAGAACCACGTCCACTATATGATTTTCCTTTGCCATTTATACTGGATTGTGAACCATCAATCGTATTATTCAATATCATATTATGACCTTCTATTTGGTCACTCATTTCAGAAGCATTCGATAATAAGAAATTATCTGAACCAATATTGAAATATACAACGTCTGGTTTAACCAATACACCTGTCGGTATAGTTGCATCATCATTTGTGGAGTCTGTAATACAGAACGTCAACATTTTTTGTTCATTCTGTCTCCAAGCCGTACATACACCATTCATCCGTATAAGATATAACATATCATAATCTAAGAATATACACGTACCTTCTTCATGCCATCCATATTCTCGTTCAAACTGAAGTAAATTTTGTAGAAATCCTTTTGGTTCCACGATGACTTCATGAATTACTTCGGAATTCATTATGTTTGAAAGAAGATATTTTTTATTAAGTCCTCCTTCCTGTAATATGAACGATAAAATTTGTAATTGGTTTACGTCTACAAGATTAGCGTTTACTATATTCTTAGATAGAATAAGGTCACTTTTTCGAACCAATGGATATGTTTCTTGGGAAGCCAAATCATCCATTGAAACATCATCTAAATCTCGATATCCGTTTTCTTGTCGTATCTTACGAATTGTCTTGTTGTTGGAGTCTGGATTCTTTCCATAATTTAATCGAACAAAAGTATCGTTTAGTAGTATTTTAGGAGATTTTTTAGAACCCTCAGCTTTTGTTACATAATATTGCTTGATTTGAACATGAAATTCTGTCGACGAATCAACATTCTTTTCATCAATGTCATTCAATGCCAAATCAATCATCATTACTGGTAAGTGATCAGTATCAAAATCCTTTTCTATATACAATCCAGCAATCTGAGAGTGTTCCAATTTCCTTGTTGTACCACTGGAAAATTTGAGTGTAACCCCAATTTCATATTTACAGGCTTTCCATCTATCTCCACCTGCAACTTTATCTAAAATGGAACCCATTCATATTCACCTCGTTTTCATTTCTGCAAAAATATCAATCAATCTGGAAGTATTATCCGACATTAAGTCGCATATATATCCATACTGTCCACTCTTAGCAATTTCATTTATCATAAATTCAATGTCATTATCTACCGCAGTTAGTATAGATACATATTTCCCATCTTCATAAAGATTGAATCTCTGATATTTATTGTCTCTTGCTATTATCTGTTTAATAGAATGTACAATCCTGTGAAGGGGAACAAATTTTACAGTATCATACGTCAAGTTTTCTACAATATAAGATACTGACGGTTCAATATATGCCATAGATTCTGGAACCGTATTGAATAATACATTTTTTGTAATTCCAGTTATAATCAGATTGATGATATATGCTCTGTAATCTGTTGTTCCAGATAGTTCTTCAGGATTTAAAATATCATATAGCTCTGTATCTATAGGGTAAACTAACAAAGCACGAGCAATTTTAGTGTATTCTGGTAAACTGAACTCAGTTGATACCATTACATTTTTTGTAAATTCAGGACAATTCAACAGTAAAAACCTTATCTGTTCAATGTCAAGAATCTTTAGTAATGTAGATAACTGATCACTCAATCGAAGTATAGATGCTTCGGGATACAATCTACCATTCTCATCAAACATTGTTTCGATATCTCCACCATTTTCTAAAAATGACTTTTGTAGATTGGTGGATAAACCAGAATTCTTTTCACCAAGAATTTGTATAATATCTCCAAAATCATCAATCTTAGTGAAGGAATCCATCTTTGTTTTCGATATATCAGAAACAATAGCATTTTCCGTTGCTGAATATTGTCCAACGATATAGTAATACTTTAAATTCTTATGATTTAAAGTTACTCCGATATCATGAATCATTTCGCACATTTTATTGAATTCAACGTCATCATTGTTCCTATATGGAATCATTTGTTTTACAATGACATCATCAAGGACTCCATTATAGTTCGATTCCATTACAGTTTCTAAATACATAAAGATAGTTGATGGTGAACCATCCTTATATAATACAGGAATACCAGATTCCAGACAATGCATGGTTTCATCGTAATGTTTATTGCAACCAATCATATATGCGATTTCGGTAATATCCTTTACGTTATGATAAACAAAGAACTTCTGCATAAAATCCATAAAAGACTTATTGTTCTGATATTTCATGGATTTACGCAATAACTTTACAACGAACTCTAATCTATTGTGAAACATAGGTTCATCAATGATTTCCAATATATTCGTTGTGATAATTTGTAATAAGTTGTGATCCAAACTGAGGTTATATGATATATACTCTTCCCAATCTTTATCAGTGTATGCCAAATATCTGAATATTGCATTTGGTTCGGTACTCAATTCGTTATACAAATAGACAGATTTGTCAGTTCGTCGTCTAACATCCCTTACAAACTTAAAGAAATCCTGCATATTTTTATTTGTTTTATACTGATTCTTGATTAGTTCATGTCCAGGATATTTGAACATCAAATCCGATAGAACCGAATCGTCTACTTCATCGTATATCTCTACAGGGATATCATACTCCCTATCAATAATAATCCTACTGACAATGAATACACGATTATCCCTAAACTTTCTCGATTTTTTCATTGTTATAAATCCTCCTTAACAAACGTATTATTTAGTTGTCGAAAGCGAAATGATAAGTGAGAACGAATCCCACTTATCATTCATATTAGTGAAACTTTGTTAAAGTATAAAGAGTCTGTATACCTTCATTACCTATGGAACGGATACTTGCTCCATCAATGGTTAGGATATTTGATTTACTTGTCATAATCTGTTCTGCTTCTTCATTTGCCTCTTTAGAGAATATCATCTTTGAGGTTATCTGGTCACCATCATGGTCTCCATCCAATCCCGGAAGATATAGAGGACAAATTTTATAAGAATCAATGAACTGAGCTTCGATTCTACCCTTTGGCAAATCAAGGTCAATCATTGGATAAGTTTCATATAGAGTATCATTAATTACCATTGGAACAGTCGTTCTTGTTGAGATTACATAGACTCTTGACAAGAATGTTCCAAGATAATCGAGCATTGGATACCTTGTAATTTCTACATGCTTATCTTCAGACATATTTTTTGCAGCCATATAGAGTAAATCTGTCCAAGTGATTGGTCTTTCCACCAGTTTTCCAGTATCATTACTCTTTGTTTCAACTGCACGTCTTACCATTGTTGATGAAGTATATGCATATCCTTTAAAGATAACATATCTTGGACCTTTAACACTGAACTTTTCTCTATCTTCTTTCTTGATAGGGAGTTCAATCAAATCGAAACGGCTCGCAGGATTATTAATCCAACGAGTCAAATTCTTATCCACGAAATCATCATTGAATACCGTTTCCGGATTATCTAAGTGAACATAGGCCATTTCTCCTCTGTTATTCATCACAGGGAATTGGTCTTTATGAGCAATTATTTCAGACCGGAAAAAACCATTTAACCACCAAACAATGAATGGCGTCAATTGGGCACAACAGTGAGACAATGGGACTCCTGTATAGTAGAAGTTAATATGTTGATCCTGCACAGAATCGTTATCGTATGGCGTAGCGGTTATAACGATACGTCCACAATAATCGATCGATTTACCAAGAATAGAACGTCTTAGATAGCCATTCTTTCCATTGATCTTCTCTTTCATCATATCGTAGATTTCGTTTAATAACCCCTGTGTTTTACCAATGATTGAATTGATCATAAAATCAAAATTCGTTGCAGTCTCAATCATACTAACATTTCGAAGAATTGCTGCATATTTATCATTAATCTCAGGGATTTTAGGTCTTCCACTTTGACTATTTGACATATTTACGTCACGATAAAATGCAGGACAAACTCCGAACTTTGTCATGAATAATTCATCTTTTTTGTAGTTATTGAGCATATCAATACGGGCGTTTCTTTTGTTACTATCATTCTTCGGGAAGTTGATTTTATTCCAATTCTTATATAACCATTCAATACCCGTGTCACCTTTCTCTTCATCTGGCTCTAATACACCATTTTCTATTCGGAACTTCCTTGTTCCGTATATAACTGCTTCAAAATTTCGATTCAAAGCTTTCAATGTAACATAAGCCTTTGGAGTAAGGTAATGATTCTTCAAATCTATATATGCCCATGTATGTCTTCTATCGTATGTATTCATACCGAATATTTCGGTAGAAAACAACCCATCTGGTGTAGGAACCATTCCTTTTTCAAAAGAAACCGGATTTGTTACTTCTTGTAGACCATTGAGTTGTTGGAATTCGTCTTGCGGTGTTATCCAAATTTTCACATCACTACCTCCTTTCTCGGATTCATGGATTGATATCCATTAGTTTGATGTGCAAATCCACCCCTGTGTCAGTGGCAACTGGCACTACCCCTTTCTTTGGGAAACTTTCTGATAGTAATTCTTCCATAGAACTGTCTGAATCAATGTGAACAATCAGTAATTCATCATCCACATCACATCTTACATCGTTTACTGTATTCTTTTGCCGTATATAGTCTCGATATATTTCATAGCTTCGATCGAAACTATTAAAAACTGTAATAGAAAGTAATTTTTGGAAACGTGCTTTTTCACCAGCGACACATTGATCGATATATTGCAATCTGTCTTTAAATATCATTGCTCGTTTCCTCCATTATTATTTTCTTTTAAAGAGAAAGACCGCCAAAGAAATAGCGGTCTTTCTGACTTCATTTATTAAGGTAAAGGAATTCTTTGGGAACCACCTCTACCTCGTTGAGCGGCTCTTGCCTGAGCCCTTGCTCGTTGTTCTGCCTCTTTCATTTGTTTCTTTTTCTGTTCGTTTTCGGCTTCAAGCCGCTTGCTTTGTATCTCTATGAGGCGAGAGATACGTCGTCTTGACATATTGTCGTACTCCCAAAGCGGAATCGGAAGACCTAAGTCCTTTGTCA